TTGCGGAGAACATATCATTTACCTGCCGTGCAGTTCGAAGGCGTAACAGGCCGGGGTAGATCGTAGTGAGCACCTAATATTAAGGTGCGTATCTATCATTCTATCTCGGTTTTTTTCGTGAATGAAAGGAGAGTGGCGTATGCAGGTGATCTGTCACATACACCTGCGGAATTGAAAACAGCGAGTTGATTTCCTCGACGCAGAGGGTAGGGAATGTTAAACTAGCACCATCAAACGAAAGAGAGGCGATTTTCATGATTAAGGTGTCGGATATCTATAAGGGTATCATCAAACATTACGGTTGGGAGAACTACAGCGAGGCAAAAACGCGGTTACTGCGTAACAAGTACATGAAGCTTCAGCAGGAACTCGTTCTTTGTGACAAGTCAGAGTTTAAGCGCCAAGGGAACAATGTCGTCCCATCTACGGACGCTCCCATTATACGTAACATTCTCATCGCAGCTGTCAGTGGCGATGAGGATAACATCATCGCCGATTGGTTCAACGGCAAGGTGGATACTGACAAATCCCTGATGTCGATTTTGCTTTTTAATTGCCTGAAACCCTTGATTATGCAGCCCTGTTTCAGCGGCGAAACCGATGAGGTTACAATGGATGAGTGGCTCGCAGCCGTAGCGGCGGCTGTAAAATACCCTACCGCAGTCCAAGTCTCTGAATTAAGCCGCAATTTAGAGCTGTTTCGCAACAACTCATTGGCACTGGACATGAACATCGGCATCGGTGACATGGTTGTCAGACATGAAGATGGACATCGCTCGTATGGGCTTCGGGGAAAGGAGTGCGAGATCGACATTGAGGGAAAAACCATCGATGAGGTGTTGGAGGATGTGGTATCGCAGGATGATTACTTCGATGTACTGGCGCAAGTACTGAGGAAATTTGATGGTCATGCAAAGAAACGGGCGCATGATGCTATTCTCTGGTATGCCAACGCCAAGAATATATATGATGCACAAAAAGCAGATGATGCTTTCGAGCATGAATCGATTGCTTCGGAATACAACATTTGGTATCAGCGCGTACACGAGTTCTTGGAGAGCAACCCGGAGATATGCAGGAAAATCGAAGAAGAAGCCGGTGTAGAGGGGCTGTCTGAGTTCTTCCGCATGGCTGATAGGTGAGAGGAGACTTCATTGTGAATCATAATGTAATGGCGCGGCTCAAATGTCCCATTTGCGGGAAAAGAGCAGCAGATATTGATGCAAGTGGCAATGTAAATTTGGAACTTAAGTGCCCCAACTGTCGTAATATCGTGAAACTCAACTATTCGGGACACCGTCCGTTACCGAGGCGACGGGCAGTCTGAACATAACACCAACATACCGAGCAATGGAGCCGCTATGAGCTACCGAATGGCCGGATGAGGGTAAAGCGAGAGCTTTATCGTCATCCGGCTTTTTTTCATGGAACTATTTCTAAAAATTTTGGGCCAAGTTGCTCAAATATGTCCAGTGGGATAGTAGAGGGGCATATTCCTTCCGCTGAAAATCCGTGAAACTGTCCTTTCAGAAGTGATGACCAAAACGGCTCTGTATGTCCGCTTTCTATTGAGAGGGTTGATTTTTCCGGTAGATATTGAAAGGAGATGATAGGAACAAGCAAATTCTGGTTTTCCTAATACAAACAATCTGTTGTCCGAGTGGCCATTAGGACGGCGGGATGCAAACAGGGATTCTGAGAGTGCATAAGCCTGTCAAACCCTGTACGCACCCACCGTGCTTTCGTGCGCTCGTTTTCGGACACTGAGGCCTGTGAGCAGCTTTGCATCCCGCCGTTCGGCAAGGACGGAAAGGGAGAAAAGCTATGAAAATCAAGGTGTGCTATGAGAACTCTTATCAGTATTTGGAGCTTGATGCGGAGGCTGCCGATCAGCTATGGGTCAGCCTGTCGCTTGGCAGCCGTACCGATCTTACCGATGAGGAGAAGCAAAAACAACTGCAGTCAGCCTTTGATGCACAGTTCAACAGGCCGGATTACAACAACTGGCATCAGTTGAACCGTCATCGTGGCGAATCCAAAGCCAAGTCGGAGGACGGCGAGGATGGACGGGATGCATCTGAGCCGCTGATGAGCGAGGTGGCAGATGATCGTGTCTTCCGCAAGGATGAGATTGAGCGTGAGCGTTCATGGGAAGATGAGGAACTTCGAGCGAGAATCCGTGCTGCACTGAAGCCCGACTATGCCGAGATGATTATTGCCATTCATCTTGACGGCATGAGCTGCATCGAATACGCCGCGTCCATCGGGCAGAAGCCCAACACCGTGAATCACCGTTTGCAGCGGGCGGAGAAAAAATACAGAGAGATTTTTGGAAAACGTCCTTTTTGACCGTTTCCCATGGCTACCACTTAGAGGGCGCAATCCCTATCTGCTCTGAGGACGAATGGAGCGCGAACTGCTACGTATGGAAGCGCCTTATAGAAAGCCCCCTGTTTTCTGAAGGAGGAAAGCCTTTATGTTCTATGTCAAGGAAAAGCTCAACGACGCTATGGAGGTCACGGTGGAGATCAACGACGAGAATGTCTTCTGCCGCTGCCCGCGCTGCGGAGTGGAAGTGCCGATCGACCTCAATGAGTTCTGCGGCGATGCGGAATTCGACCTCTTCGGCACGGCGATCTGCTGCACGGAATGCAGCCGGAAGGTACGGTGCGGCAGATGATGGACTGGAAAAATCACGAGGGCTACGCCGACCCGACGGCGTATGTCGCTCTCACCAGGGTAATCCGACAAAATCGGTTTGCCTACATCTGCTCGCCCTATCGGGACAATCCGCGCGTCAACGTCATGCGGGCGCGGCAGTACTGTAAGTTCGCGGTGAGCAGGGGACGCATTCCTATTGCGCCGCACTTGTACTTTCCGCAGTTCATGTCCGAGGAAAGGGAGCGCGAGAGGGTTATGCAGATGAACTTCGAGCTGCTGAAGTTGTGCGGCGAGGTCTGGGTATTCGGCGATAAGATCACCGAGGGTATGGCAGCGGAGATTGCTCATGCCGTGAGGCTGCGGAAGAAGATTCGTTATTTCACGACAAAATTCGAGGAGGTTTTGCCATGACCTACAAAAACCACGAATACGAGAGATACATCCATAGCAAAGAGTGGCGGGACAAGGCCGATGCCCGTTTGGCTATGGACAATCACATCTGCCAAGTGTGCGGCGAGACGGCCTCTGATGTTCACCATCTCACCTATGACCGCTTTGGACATGAGGATTTTGGGGACTTGGTTAGCCTCTGTCGCAAGTGCCACCAAAAAGCCGAGGAGATTTACATCCCCAGCATTATCCCTTGGGCGATGGATGAAGCAAAGCCCGGCGGCAACAATTTCATGGCAGCTATGCGTACCGATGCAGTGGCAGTTGCTCCCATGGTGTTTGACTGGCTGAAAAATATCGGTAACGGTGGTTTCGCGGCTTTGATGAGACTCCGTCAGCCTGATGATGCCGAGGGCAAGAAATACTGGAATGTTCTCAAAAAAGCCGTGGACGCTCTTTGCCGCAAACGCTACGCCATGAACTGCGTTGCAGACAGGGCGGACATGATGATTGGAGCCATCGCCAACCGTGTGATCAACATCTGCCTCCAACAGATAGAGCATTATGTCCGCAACAGCGTCCAAGCGGATCTCCACGATACCGTGATGACCGAATATGCCATCTGGGGCAAGTGGAAAGATGTGGCGGCTGATCTAGGGATAAAGAACGGAACGCTGCAGACCCTTCGCCGGGATGACGGCACGAGTTTCGGACCTTCGCTTCGCGAATCGGTGCTTTACTATTGCGGCTTGGATGCGGCGGCGGGGATTCGCCCCCTTGCCGGTTTCGAGTGCATGACGGATGAGGATTATTCCCGACTGAACGCTATGGCTGATTATATGGTGTCTGTTTCCGGCACTGGAGCATTTAGGGGAGAATACGTATGAAAATCGCCTACGGCAAAAGCTGTAATGCCAAAGTATGGAAAAACAGCACGATCGATTGGGCTGACCTTTGCACGAAACTCCAAACCACCGTCCGTACCAGTGAGACGGTGGCAGAGTATCAGAAGATGAGCAAGCCCGACAAGGAAAAAGCCAAGGACAGAGGCGGTTTTGTGGGAGGTTTCCTTCAAGACGGACGGCGGGGCAAGAAGAATGTGAAGAGCCGCTCCATGCTTACTTTGGACAACGACAATGCCGAACCGGGGTTCATCGAACGTTTCGGGAGCGAGTGCGAATATGCTGCCGTCCTCTACACCACTCACGGGCATACATCGGAAAAGCCGAGGGTGCGAATTATCGTTCCCTTGGCGGAGAACATCTCTCCCGACGCCTTTGTAGCGACGGCGAGATATTTTGCCGCCCGCTGGGGCATTGACCAGTTTGACGAGTGTTCCTACAAGGTAAACCAGCTGATGTACTGGCCTACCACCCCCGCCGACGGGGAATATATCTGCAAGGTTATCGAGGGAGAGTTCCTCGATGCCATGAAGTTTCTTGAGGAAATCCCAGATTGGCGGGACTGCTCCAAGTGGCCTGTGTCCGTTCGTGAAAAGAAGGTCAGAGCCAACGAAGGCAAAAAGGTAGAAGACCCTCTCAACAAAGGCGGTGTTATTGGTGCTTTCTGCCGCGCGTACTCTATCCAAGATGCGATAGTCAAATTTCTGTCCGATGTGTATGCCGTGTCCGAAAAAGAAGGCCGCTATGATTATATCCCTGGTGAGGGAACGGCGGGGGTGGTAGTTTATGATGACAAATTCGCATATAGCCACCATGCCACCGACCCTGCGGGAGGAAAACTCCTGAACGCTTTTGACCTGGTGCGGATACACCGTTTTTGCAATCTGGACGAGAAAGGCTCCTTTCTCAAAATGAAGGAAGTTGCCGAGGCTGATGAGTTGGTGAAGGAAATCTTGGAGGAAGAAAAATTGGAACAAGCCAAAAAGGACTTTGAGACGGTGAACTCAAGCTGGGAAGAGCCGCTCCCCTTTGGCAGCCACACCATTACGCCTTTCCCTCTTGATGCCTTGCCTACGGATATCTGCAACTATGTGTCGGCAATATCTGAGAGTGTACAGACTCCCATCGACATGGCGGGGTGCGCAGCGTTAAGCGTAATCGCCACCAGTATACAGGGGAAATTTGTCATCGCGGGCAAAAGGGACTGGACGGAGCCGCTCAATCTCTATCTCACAGAGATTGCTCCTCCTTCGGAACGAAAATCTGCCATTCAACATGCTATGGTCAAGCCCATCAGTGACTATGAAAACAGGTACAACAAGGAAAACGCCGCATCTGTGGAAACCAGTCGCATGAACAAACGCATCTTGGAGCGCAGGCAAAGAGCCGTGGAGGAGCAAGTCGCCAAGGGCAAGGCGCAGGAGGAAGAAGTTGAGGCCATCGCCGCCGAGCTTACAAGTTATGAGGAACGAAAGCCGCTGCGCCTTTTCGCCGATGATATTACCCCCGAAAAACTGGCCTCGGTTCTCGCTGAAAACAAAGGGCGAATGGCCCTTCTATCTAGCGAGGCGGGCATCTTCGACACACTCGCCGGAGTTTATTCCAAGTCCGTTAACATTGATGTCATGCTGAAAAGCTACTCCGGCGACCAAATCCGTGTAGATCGCATCGGCAGGGACAGTGAAAATATCTTGCACCCCACATTGACAGTGCTTTTGATGGCACAGCCCAATGTAATCTCTAAGGTGCTGTCCAACGAAACCTTCCGCGGGCGCGGGCTTACAGCGAGATTCCTTTACTCGATGCCGGCCTCCGCTGTGGGGGGCAGGAAATACAGGAGTCGTCCTGTTCCCGATGGCGTTTACGCCGCATACGAGCGGTGCATCTTCAACCTGTTGGAGGACGAGTATTTGCCAAAGCCCGAGGTCATCACCTTATCCCTAGAGGCAGACAGGCTCATGGAAGAATTTTCTCAAGAATTGGAGCCGAAACTGGTGAAGGAATATGCAGAAATTGCCGATTGGTGCGGCAAACTAGCGGGCAATGTTCTGCGTATTGCAGGACTTCTCTGCCGGGCAAGTGTATATCGTGACCACGATTTTATTCTTGAAGATGCAGCACCTCTCGTGGTGGACGGGCCGACGATGGAAAATGCCATCAAGCTAGGCAGATATTTTCTGAACCATGCCCAAGTTATCTTCCATGTTCTGCCGGAGAACACTATGTTCCAAAGTGCAAAGAAAATCCTAAAAATGATTGTGGAGAACAATCTGACCGAATTTAATCGCAGGACTGCCATGCGGTATTGCAGGACATTCAAGCGAATCGAGGAGATACAGCCCGTGCTGGATTTCCTTGATGACTACGGCTACATTGCATCCGTCGAAGTGCCATCGAGTGGCGGCAAAGGACGACCTCCCATGCCCAAATATCTCGTAAATCCTCAAATTAAGGATTTTTGTCCTTTTGTCACAGTTAATGTCACATAGTGCAGGGACAAAAATGGTGGTCGGGAATCCTTGCGTATCAAGGGCTTGGAAGCAAATATGATTTTTGTCCTTTTTGTCACAAAACGCAGACAGTCAAAAAAAGATATTTATTATTATACTCCATTTTGGTACATAAATACCGATTTACGGAACTGCGTGACAAAAAGGACAAAAAGGACAAAAATCATGAATCCCTTGAAATATATGGATTCAAGGCAACAGGAGTTTTGTCGCAACTGAAAATTCGGAGCGTGACAAAAAGGACAAAAATGAGGTGATGATATGCGTGAGAGGAAAATCGAAAAGGAACTTGTAGCAAGAGTCAAAGCGATGGGAGGCATCGCACCCAAGTTCACCTCGCCGGGATTCGATGGAATGCCCGATCGACTGGTACTGCTGCCCGGCGGCAGGATGGGTTTTGTGGAGCTGAAAGCTCCGGGGAAGAAGCCGAGAGCCTTGCAGATGGCGCGGCACAGGCTACTTCGGCAGCTGGGATTCAAGGTGTATGTGATTGACGAGATAAATCAAATTGACAGCGTATTGGAGGAGATCGACCATGAATGAACTTACGGTTTTAGAACATAACGACATCCGGGTCATGACCACGGAGCAGCTTGCCGAGGCGTATGGATGCAAGGCAATTCATATCCAGCAGAATTTTAAGAACAACAGGGAGCGATTCGTTGAGGGGAAGCATTACTTCAAACTTGAAGGTGCTGATCTCAAGGCTTTCAAGGACTCACTCGAAAATATCGAGTCAGTTGTCGGGAGTCGCGCACCATCTCTGATTCTTTGGACGAAACAAGGGGCGGCGCGTCACAGCAAAATGCTCGGAACTGAGCGGGCGTGGGATGTTTTCGATGAGCTGGAAGAAAGCTATTTCAACCCCATGAGGAACATGACACCCGAGGAATTTCTGCTGTTCAGCGCACAGCGAATGGTGGAACAGGCGAAGGAAATCAAGGCGGCAAATGCCCGTATCGACAAGGTGGATGAACGGCTTCTCGATGTGGAGTCCAAGCAGATGACCATCGATGAGCACCACTACACCATCATCGGCTATGCCAACCTCACGGGAGTTCGTGGTGTGAGCCGGGATGCCGCCGCAAGACTCGGACGCAAAGCCTCGGCAATGTCCAGAAAGCAAGGCTACCATATCGGCAAGGAGTACGATGCAAAATATGGCTTGGTGAACACCTATCATGTGGATGTACTGCAGGAAGTTTTCAGGAGGTGATGCACTGTGAAGTTCATACCGCATGATTATCAGCAGTATGCTATCGACTTTATCGAAAGCCATCCGACTGCCGCCGTACTCCTGGATATGGGACTTGGGAAAACGGTGATTACTCTCACGGCCCTCAACGACCTGCTCTTTGACCATTTTGAGATTTCTCGCGTTCTCGTTATTGCACCGCTTCGTGTGGCACGGAATACATGGCCGCAGGAGATCGGTAAGTGGGAGCATTTGAACCATCTCAGATATTCCGTAGCAGTGGGGACGGAGAAAGAACGTCGGGAGGCACTTCGCAAGCAAGCCTCCCTCTACATCATCAACCGGGAGAATGTTCCGTGGCTCGTGGAGAAAACGGACTTCTCCTACGATGCCATCGTGATTGACGAACTCTCCTCGTTCAAGAATTGGAGCAGCAAGCGATTCAAGGCACTCATGAAGGTTCGCCCATTGGCGAAGAGAGTCATCGGGCTGACGGGTACGCCATCCGGTAACGGCTTGATGGACTTGTTCGCAGAGTTCAAGGTTCTGGACATGGGGCAGCGTTTGGGGCGGTTCATCACGAAATATCGGCAAGATTACTTTGTGCCGGACAAGCGCAACGGGCAGGTGGTGTTCTCCTACGCTCCCTTGCCCGGAGCCGAGGAGCGGATCTACGAGAAAATCTCCGACATCACCATCTCCATGAAAGCCGCCGATCATCTGAGGATGCCCGCGCTGATCGAGAGCGAATATACGGTGACTATGAGCACTTCTGAGCAAAAGATGTACGCCTCGATGTGCGAGCAGCTTGTCCTCCAACTGAAAGGCGATGAGGTGACGGCGGCAAATGCCGGAGTCCTGTCCGGGAAACTCGCCCAGATGGCAAACGGTGCAGTCTATACGGACAATGGAACTACCCTGCATATCCATGACCGCAAACTTGATGCCTTGGAGGACATCGTCGAGAGCATGAACGGTAAGCCTCTTCTCGTGGCATATTGGTTTCGGCATGATGCGGGGCGCATCGAAAAGCGCGTGCCGTGCGTCCGACTGGATACGGATGACGCAATCGCCCGATGGAATCGCGGAGAGATCCCCGTTGCCCTGATCCATCCTGCGAGTGCAGGACACGGTCTTAACCTTCAGAGTGGCGGTTCAACCTTGGTATGGTTTGGCATTACATGGAGTCTGGAACTCTATCAGCAGACCGTAGCGCGGCTCTATCGGCAGGGACAGACAGCGAAAACACTGGTGGTGCAGCACATCATCGCCGAGGGCACGATTGACGAGAGAATCCTCCGTGCCTTGAAACGGAAGGACAAGACACAGGCGGCACTGATTGAAGCCGTCAAAGCGGAGGTAACATCATGAACTATGAGATTCTTGCAAACGCCATCGTCGAACAGGCGGCAAAGGATTATCGGTGGGCACGAGCAGTTCTTGCTAAAGATGCGAAGAATGCAGACGCGATTGATATGCGTGCTGATACGGAGCAGTTCTTCCATTCCGCATGGTTCGCGCTGCTGACCAGTCTGGATGGGGAATGGCTGCTTCAGAAGTTGGAGGGGGAATTTGCATGACGGCAAAAGAGTATCTGAGTCAGGCATACCGTATTGACCAACGGGTCAACAGCAAGCTCCGCCAAGTGAACTCCCTGCGTGATCTTGCTACCAGAGCTACGTCCACAATGGGAACGGAGCCTGTCAGTGGCACGAGAAATGTTCATCGCTTGGCGGATACCATCGACAAGATTGTCGACTTGGAAAATGAGATCAACGATGACATCGATCATTTGGTAGATTTGAAACGTGAGGTTATGGCGACCATCAGCAAGGTGCAGGACACCAACGCACTCATGCTGTTGGAGCTTCGGTATCTCAGCTTTATGTCGTGGGATGAGATTGCGGGCGAGATGCACTATACTTCCCGGTGGGTGCATATTCTCCATTCCAAAGCCCTCGCAGCCGTGGATAAGATTCTTGCAGAGAGATGAAATCCATCCCGTTTTGAAATCACGTAAAAGACTTCACTATAATTCTCTTGAGTTCCGGTGTTGACATGGTAAAATGGTGTTATGAAAAGTATGCTTAAAGGCACGACCTCCAATGGGAGCAATCCCGGCGGAGGTTTTTTCATGCCGCAATGGAGGTGAAGCGATGCCGAGAAAGCCGAAGCGACCCTGCCGCATGACGGGCTGCCCGAACCTAACGGACAGGAAGAGTTGCTACTGCGAGATGCACGAGAAAACGATGCAACGACATTATGACAGGTTCACGCGCGGCTACGATCAGCATAAGAGATACGGAGGTTCGTGGAAGAAAATCCGTGACCGTCATTTGGCGGGGCATTCGCTCTGCGAGCAATGTAAAGAGCAGGGCAGATACGTTCTCGCGACACTCGTGCATCACATCAAGCCGCTCGCCGATGGTGGCACGCATGATACGGAGAATCTGATGTCTCTCTGCGTCTCCTGTCATGAATGGATTCATCAGCGCAGAACTCCAAAATAAAAAGCCGATTCCAATGAATCGGCTAGAAGAGATCGCTATGCGAGCCCGTGCGGGAAGCGGTCAGAATCAGTTTTCCTTTGTCGATGGCATATACGAGTAGCCAGTCCGGCATGATGTGGCATTCGCGAAAACCAATGTAATCACCAACGAGCGCATGATCCCGATACCTTTCGGGCAGGTGTTTTTCTGCGCAGAGCATTTGCAGAACATCATCCAGCTTTTGTATATCTGCTCCACGTTTACGCAGCTTCTTTAAATCCTTGCGAAACTGCGTGGTGGTGACGAGATCAAGCATGGGCATCCTCCGCATCCAGATCATCCATCAGTGCGGACAGTGACGGATAACGCTTCGGCTCAATTTTACCATCCATGATGTCGCGTGCTTCCTGCATGGCAAGAAGTGTTTCCCTATTATAACGAGGCTGTTTCGGTTGGAAGGGAAAGCCTCCCTCCATGATGGATGCGTGCAGAAAGATGTTGATGGCGTCGGTAACAGAGATACCGAAACTGGAAAAAACGGTTTCAGCTTGCGCTTTGATTGTCGGTTCGATGCGCATATTGATTGTTGCGGTCTTGGACATGATGGATAACCTCCTTTTGCTTATTGTAACGCGAAAGTGAAGCAAATGCAATACGTTCTTATCCCCCATAGGGGGCGGTCAAATCTCTAAAACCGCGCCATTACTGGACCGGGGAGGGGGCACACGGAAAAATTCGCATAACTTTTGGGGCAGTTAGAGAGATAAGTTTTGCCTGTGTGATTTTTCGGTGGGAAGCCACGCACAGCGGGGAACGACGGGCATTTGAACCGCTCGATAAAACAGTCCAAATGCTGAAACTTATGCTCAAAAAAGTTTTGAAAAGTTTTAAGGGGGGAAACGTATGGGGCTTAGAGGACCGCAGCCCGGCACGGGAGGAAGACCAAGAAAATCCTTGGCAGAAAAAGTGACCGAGGGCAATCCCGGCAAGCGTAAGCTGAAGGTATTGGACTTTGAGCAGATCGCCACAGAGCCTGAAGGAGTGGATATGCCGCCTCCCAAGGAGTTTTTATCGGCTGTTCAGCGTGACGGCTCAACGCTTTCGGCACGTGAACTCTACGAAGAAGCGTGGGCGTGGCTCAAGCGGCGCGGATGTGCAGAACTGGTATCTCCTGCGCTGTTGGAGCGATATGCCGTGAGTGCGGCACGTTGGATTCACTGTGAGGAGGCGGTCAGCAAATACGGCTATCTGGGCAAGCATCCAGTCAGCTCTCAGCCCATACAGTCGCCTTATGTCGCCATGAGTCAGAACTACATGAAGCAGACCAATCGGCTGTGGAACGAGATATTCTCCATCGTCCGTGATAACTGCTCAACGGAATACAAGGGCGTTTCGCCACAAGATGACTTGATGGAGCGGCTTCTTCGTTCAAGGAGAGGATGAGCGGAAAGATTAGCTGAGACGCAGCCTAAAACATACAGTTGGCGACATAGGTCGCTTTTTTATTGCAGGAGGTGTACATCTTGGGAAAAACCACATCCGAAATGCAGCTTGTCCCCATCGGAAAGCTCGTGCCTTATGTAAACAACGCACGAACGCACTCGAAGGAGCAGATCACCAAGCTGCGATCCTCGCTCCGTGAGTTCGGCTTTGTGAATCCCGTCATCATCGACCGGGAGTTCAACGTCATAGCGGGACATGGCAGAATCCTCGCCGCCAAGGAGGAGAACATTGAGCAAGTTCCGTGCGTATTCGTCGATCATCTGACGGAGGCGCAAAAGAAAGCGTATATCCTTGCGGACAACCGTTTCGCACTTGACGCAGGATGGGACGAAGATATGCTGCGCGTTGAGATGGAAGCCTTGCAGGGCATGGACTTCGACATCTCGCTCACGGGCTTCGACGAAGCGGAAATCGCTGATCTGTTTGCCGCAGACGATAACGAGGCGCAGGAAGACGATTTTGACGAAGATGCCGCCCTGCAGGCAGAGCCTTTCGTAAAAACCGGTGATTTGTGGCTTTTGGGCAAGCATCGTCTCCTTTGTGCCGACTCTACAAAACCCGAGGATGTAAAACTTCTCATGGATAGCAAAAAGGCGAATGTGTGCATTACCGACCCGCCGTATTCGTGTAACTACACAG